AGGACAAGAACGCTTTGTAGCGTTAAATAAAGCGGCTGTAGACGGTGGTTACGAAGGTGTTATGATTAAAGACGTTGATGCTCCTTATGAGTGTAAACGTACTCACGCTTGGCTTAAAGCAAAGCCATTTATTGAAGTAACTTTGGAGGTTGTAGATGTTGAAGAAGGAACAGGTAGAAATGAAGGTAAACTCGGCGCTGTTGTATGCGAAGGGATGGACGATGGAAGAATGGTTAGGGTTAACGTTGGTAGCGGCTTTAGCGATGCTAACCGTGATCAGTTTTGGACTCTTCGTAGCGATGTTATTGGGCAACTAGTAGAAGTAAGAGCAGACGCAGTAACACAAAATCAAGACGGCACATACAGTTTACGCTTTCCACGTTTTAAAACATTTAGAGGATTTGAAGTAGGCGAAAAAATCTAATATAGTTATTTGGAATTTAGAGACTGAGGATAAAAAAGTCTTGACATTTGATAACTACGGCTATATACTAGAGAAATATTAGCGTTTAGGAGACATCCAATGGCAATGCCAAAAGTAAAAAAGAAGAAGCCTAGGGCGGCACCCCGTCTACAACGAGGAGCCAAGCTCAAAGAGCCAAGTTGGGAAGGTTGGGAAGAGTGGACTGGTGAAGCAATCCATAAGCATCGTAGACATACACACTCGTGGTACTACGAACACTTTAAACCTGCAGACTTGTATGGCAATGTTCCTGTGTGGATGGAAGCAAACGGTTATACTAAAGATGACATCAAGGCAGTAAAGAACGCTCCTAACAGTGCATTAAGTATAACAGCAGGTATAGTAGCACGTATGGATATTAAAGGCGCTCCTAGGCTAAACAAGAAAGAAGCAGACCATTGGGTGAGCTTGCCAGGTACTGGTGGAGAACTAACTTGTGGCGTTGAACGCTTCTTAAAAGAAAAAGTTGCGTTTGCAATTAAAGTTGGTAAAGAAGTAGTTGAAGTAAAACAAGAAGTTGAAAAGGTAGAAGGCAAGAAGTATGTGCCAACTATCCAAGAACGTATTCAGGATCAAGCAATAGCAATGTCCGAAGGTATTGACGAATGGCTAGATGGTTGGGTAGATGACCCAAAGTCATTTGATCCGAATGGATTCGATCTTAAAGCACATCTTAAAAAAGTACAACCTACTCAAGCACACGCTCGTAAAATGCGTACAATGTGGGAAATGGAATTAACTGATTTTGACGATCTAGAAAGAATGCCAACAAAAGGACAGTTGGCTAAGATGAGTGAATTAGACGCTGATCTTTGGGATCAATTAAAAGAAGGGTATTCACATTTAAAGAAAGCAGACATTGCAAAAAAACGTAAAGCAGTTGATGCAATTAATGCCGAACTAGACTTTATTATTGATCAAGCAAAAGCAACACGTAAGCCACGTAAGCCTAAGCAACGTTCAGCAACTAAGGTAGTAGAGAAGCTGAAGTTTAGCAAAGCAGATCCTAAATATTCACTTGCATCAATTGATCCTACACTTATTGTAGGGGCAACCGAGCTTTGGGTATTTAATGTTAAGTCACGTAAGCTAGGCAAGTACATTGCAAGTAATGTTGATCCAAAAGGACTTGGTAGAGATGGCACAGGTCTAAGTGTTAAAGGTACAACTATCATTGGCTTTGATGAAAACACAAGTATACAAAAGACGCTACGCAAGCCAGCAGATCAACTTAAAGAGTTTAAAAACTCTGGTAAAGTAGCATTGCGTAAGTTTATGGATGAAATTGCAACTACAGATACAAAATTAAATGGACGATGCAATCCTGATACAGTACTTCTCAAGGTAGTCTGATAAATACTGTATAACGAACAGGAACCTCAGATGACAATACGTGATAGTTTACAAAATGTTGCACAAGCAATAGAAGAATTACAAAATAAACCTGTACCTAGGGTTGAAATTACCGATAGAGAACTTAGCGGTAACAAAATCCATGGCGGGAGAATCACACAGTTCTCTAGTCAAGGTATACAAGATAATGCTACAACGCAAATTCTTAGAGTTGAAGAAGACGGTGTTCACATAAATGTTGTACATGCTAATACGTTAAAAGGTCCTGTAAGTGTTGATGGAAATTTAAATGTAAGTGGCGAAATACACGCTACAAAATTGTATGTTGATGAAATACAAGCAGATGTCCGTAACAAACGTTCTGAACCATTATCTTTTACTAACGACAACGGCGATGTTGCGTATGGTAAAGGACTAATATGGCCCGGAGGCGAGTATACTAAACAGTTTGTATTACAACAGCGTCCAGATAGATTTTTCTCAACTGAAAGTATTGAAGTTGCAGCTGACAAGCACTTTATGGTTGGACAGCAAGAAGTACTAAACAATACTACACTTGGTACTAGCGTAGTAAATAGTAGTTTACGCACTCTTGGCACTTTATCAACTCTAACTGTAGAAGGTCCTCTAAATGTAGATGACTTTTTAATGTATGATGCAAGTATGCAAAGACTTGGAATTGGTACAGACGAGCCCAACGGTGTACTAGCAATTGAAAATTTTGATAACGAATTTATTGTTGACAGCAATAATGAAAACGAATTTGTTATCGGTGCATATACAAATACCTCTGTTAACATTATTACTGACAATACCGAACGGTTAACTGTAACTCAAACAGGAACACTAATTGTCCGTAATAAAGCTATCTTTAAAGGAAAGATAGGAGTAGGAGTAACTAACTTTACCGAAGATGCTGATATTACAACAGCTGGACCTGTAAGATTTCAAAATAAGAAATTTGAAGTAGCTGATAGTATGCCAGGCTCCGGTCATTATAACAAAGGCGATATTGTTTGGAACAGCGAACCAAGTCCGACTGGGCATGTTGGATGGGTATGCATTAAAACCGGAACGCCAGGCGAGTGGAAAACTTTCGGTTCAATCTCTTCATAATCTGCACACTAATTTCACTTAAAATTATTGTTAAATAACTTGGACGGAGTTCGCCACGAGCCTCCGATAACAAAAGGCAGAAAAGAAATAAATGATAGATAAAGAACAAGAACAACTCGATCTAAAGCGAGATAAAAAAATTGAAATACAAGTAGAGAAATGGGACGTTTTTGCTAGAATAACCCCAACTGTATTTTTAATAATATCAATAATACTAATATCCACTGGATATATATCATTCGATACAGCCTTCTATTTAGGACTTGGGCTGTTCGCTGTTACCGCGGTAACTTGGTGGTTCTGGACTATATACACTATAAGACATTTGATACGCACACTTAATAGAGCAAGTAATAATTTACTAGATGTGAGAAACGAATTTATAGAAGTAAAAACGGAAGTCGAGGCATTAAAAAATGAACAATAGTTTAAAACGATATATGTATATTAAAGCTATGCTTAATGTAATCAGTGGTTTGAGTATGGTTACAATTATTACTTTAGGGATAATGTATATGAGTTTTGATAACGCATTTGTATTTACAGATACAGAAATAGGCATTTCAAATAATCCAGTAACTAAAGACAAAGATATAGAGTTCTTTATGGTAGGCTCAAAGAAGTATCAGTGCAACAGCACAGCCGCATATGGTGTAGCACACGCAATAGATGGCTCACACTCACATGATTTAAACACATTTACAAAACGCTATGTGCAAAACACAGCACCAGGTGATAGAGTTGAAAATGGTTGGCATATGGCTGTACCTGAACATATGGCTAAAGGTGGTGAGTATCGTGTTAGTATGACAGGCGAATTTACATGCGTACACTTGATATTCAAAACACAAAAAGTACAAGTATTCGATAACATCTATTTAAAAGTAGACCCACGCTAAATAAATTTATGTTAGCTATTGGTAACGGTGAAAGTCGCACCTCAATCGACATAGACAAATTACAAGGACCTAAAGTAGGGTGTAATGCTATTATGCGTGACTACTTTGTTGACTACTTAGTATGTGTTGATCGTCGAATGATGCAAGAAGCAATTGGCCGTAAATATAATAGTTTAGTATATACTCGATCAAATTGGATCGATGCATACAAAAATAATCAAAGAATACGAGTAGTTCCGCAACTACCATACGAAGGTACAGAAAGATGGGACGAACCCTTTCAATGGGGCAGTGGTCCATATGCTGTACTTATTGCAGCAAAATATGCAAAAGAACGTTATGTTAATTTAATTGGGTTTGATTTACACAGTGATAATAAAAAAGTAAACAATGTGTACAAAGACACTCCTAATTATGATAACGCAGACAAACGAGCAGTAGACCCTAGTTATTGGATACATCAAATAGGTATGGTGTTTAACTGCTATCCTAAAATTAAATTTACTGTATATCAAAAGGACAACTGGGAGTTACCTAAAGCCTGGAATTATCCTAATGTAACGGTTGACACGATAAGTAACTTGTAGTATACTATACGTAAGGACTTAGCGTCAACCCTTCTAACTCTGCCGCTTACATAATTTATTAATAGGAGAACATTATGGGAAAACATTACAGCACTAAACATTATGGGCATAACATTGGTTTATCAGCGGTATTTAGACAGCCTAACGCAGATCACTCACACTGCCATCTATTACATGGTTACAGTTTAGCGTTTACATTTACATTTGGATGCGACGAATTAGATAACAAAAACTGGGCAGTAGACTTTGGTGGACTAAAACCTTTGAAGGCTTGGTTAGAAGATCACTTTGATCATAAAGTAGCTGTAGACTCAGAAGATCCAGAGATGGAAACTATGCTAATGTTACAAAACTTAGGACTGGCAGAAATTAGAGTATTTGAAGGTGTAGGTGCAGAGAAGTTTGCAGAACACGCATTTAATTTTGCAGACAAACTTATACGTGAAGCAACAGATAATAGATGTTACTGTGTAAGAGTAGAGTGTGCAGAACACGGAGCAAACTCAGCGATATACGAGGCATAGTTTGGTCAAAAAATATGTCGAAGGTGAAACTAAAGAAGAACGCAAAACACGCAAAGCCTTAGACAAGGTGCAGAAAAGTGTGGAAGATGTTCAAATTTTGCCGCAGAAAAGTGTAAACAACAAATACTATGTCCTGTGTCTAAAACATGGAACAAAGTATTCGCATCACTATGTAAACAAATTACATAATATGGTAAGACGCTATTGTTCATATGATTTTGAATTTATCTGTATTACTGATAGTACCATTGGCATTGACCCAAATATTAGAACTATTACATTACCACAAGAGTTATCAGGATGGTGGTGTAAGCCTTATATGTTTTCAAATCAATTACCAATAGACGGTACTGTATTGTACATGGATCTCGATGTAGTAATATCTGGAAGCATTGATAGATTATTTACATGGGAAAAAGAACGCTGGTGTACTATACGAGATTTTACACGTAAACAGCGTCCTAATTGGCAAAAGTATAACAGTAGTATAATCAGATTTAATACAGGCGAGTTAGATTATCTATGGCAACAATTCAAAGAAAATAGGCAAGCAATGGAACGTAAGTATCATGGGGATCAAGATTGGCTCTATGAAATGACTAGCATTGATAATCCTGCCAAACTATTTCCAGATGAATGGATCCTAAGCTGGAAATGGGAAATACGACAAACAAAGGATCTAAATTATCATCAGCCTAGAGGTAGGAGAACACTTCGAACTGTCGAGCTAGTTACTCCGCCAAAAGACTGTAAGGTATGTGTATTCCACGGAGACCCAAATCCAGAATATTGCAATGATCCTTGGGTAAAAGAAAACTGGAGGTAATATGTTACTAAAAGTAACACAAGTAGAACATTATACAGATACGTTATTTAAATTTAGAACAGAACGTCCACGCACATTTAGATTCTCAGCAGGTGAGTTTGTAATGATCGGGTTAGACAACTGGTCAGAAAAACTACAAAAGAACAAACCAATAATGAGAGCATACAGTATATCAAGTGGTCCGTATGATGACTGGCTTGAATTTTATAGTATCAAAGTGCCAGACGGACCATTAACTAGTAAACTACAAAAGATTAAGGTAGGCGACGAAGTTGAAGTAGGACAAAAGCCAACCGGAACTCTTACACACTCTAATTTAGAACTAGGTGGCGACTTGTGGCTGTTAGCTACAGGGACTGGCATAGCACCGTTTATATCGCTTCTAAGAGACCCTGCAACGTATGAACTATTCGATTACATTCGTGTATTATGGAGTGTAAGAGAACAAGCAGAGCTCCTTGCATACGACGAATTTTTACGAGATTTAGATATCGAATATTTGCCAATAGTAACACAAGATCCTGAATGGCCATTTGAGCGTAAACGAATAACTACGCTTATGGAAGAAGGGTTATTAATAAATGATATGCCCGAATTGAATAAAGTTATGATATGCGGTAGTATGCCATTTAATAATGATGTAAAAGATTTGTTAACTCCATTAGGATGGGATGAAGGCAACAAACGTACACAAGGAACGTTTGTACAAGAAAAGGCGTTTGTAAGTTGACAAACTTTAAGAAACGTGTTATACTAGCTATACAATGGTACAAACAACTAAGGCAACATCCACACTATGCATGGTACAACTGTGTACAGTGGGCAATTTACAATTCAGGCACACACGAACTAGACGGACAATATAGAAAATGGTAACACAACGCATAGGCTTTGCATGTAAATACATGCACCCAGATCAAACACAGAAGAAGAAAGTGCTTGAAGAAATTCAACGCCCACTAAATACTCGTAGCACAACAGTACAATGGCTTAACCGTCAGACACGTGATGTTGCTGAAGAACGCTTGTGGGACATCATGGTCCATAACATTCAGTCATATTACAATCTGATTGAATATGTAGGGAGTTTACCACATGAGTTACGAATGGTTCGACTTGGCAGTGATGTACTTCCTGTATACACTCAGTCTGACTGGCGCTATTATTGGCAACTGCCTAGCGTGGTCAGTTATTGCGAAAAGCATTTTGCTAGGGTCGGTGCCCTTGCAAAAGAACTTGATGTACGCTTGTCTATGCATCCTGGCCAGTTTACTGTCCTTGCTAGTGATAACCCAGACATCGTAGATAGGAGCATAGAAGAATTTGAATATCACACCGATGTCATCCGCTATATGGGTTACGGACAATCATTCCAAGACTTTAAATGCAATGTCCATATATCGGGTCGAAAAGGTCCACAAGGCATTATCGACGCACTTAAACGACTCTCGCCTGAAGCAAGAAACACGATCACAATCGAGAACGACGAAAACAAGTGGGGTCTCGAACACAGTCTCGAACTTGCAGACCACTGCGCACTCGTTCTTGACATACACCATCACTGGTGCCGCGAAGGTGAATACATACAGCCCACCGACGATAGATTTGCTCGCGTAATAGATAGCTGGCGTGGTGTGCGTCCTGCAATACACTACAGTTACAGTAGAGACACAGCACTACCCGAAGGCTTTGCACATGACACAATGCCTAATTTTCCAGCACTACTAGAAGCAGGACACAAGAAAGGCAAACTACGAGCGCACAGTGATTACTATCCCAATCAACTTGTTAATGACTGGGCATTGAGTTTCTTGCCTTACACAGATATTATGTGCGAGAGCAAGTGTAAGAATCTTGCTAGTATTGACCTATATAAATACAAAGAGGAGTTAAAACACTATGAGCTATTTGAACAAAATGTACGGAAGAACGAATGCACCCCAGAGTTCGTCGGCTTCGGATAAGAATCCAAACAGAGTTACTGGTGGACTAAAAGCCCAAGGCGTTGATCGGTTTACTATGCTCGGTGAAGATGGTACACGACAAGAAGTACCGTCACTTCAGTATGTAACTAGCTTAGAAGAGCAGTCAAGAAAACAACGAGCCGCTATCACTGTATTAGAGCGTAAGCTGACTCGCTGTGAAACTGCAATTGAACAACTAAAAGGCGTTATTAGGCCTTAAGTCGACTTAAAATTTCTGCTTTCGTAAGACTTGCATTAGCTTTTACACCACGCTGTTTTGCTTCTTTTAAAAGTTGAGCTTTATTCAATTTATCAAAATCGCAACTACCTGAACTTTTCTTCTTAGTAGAAGTTTTCTTAGTAGATGCTTTTTTTACTACTTTCTTAACAGGCGCCGGATCTTCCGGAAAGATTTCGTTGACAACATCAACTACTGTTCCAAAGCCCAATAAGTTTTTTAACCATTTTATCATAATTTCCTCCTTAGGAACAATTATTTAATTCAATAACAATACTAAGGTTTCGAAAATGGTTTAAATATGTTATAATGAATTTACGCAACGCACTTCCTATTCAAGATAAAAGTATTCAAACATTTATTAATTCGATAGATGTAACTAACTTTTTATATGACGAAAGTATACCTGATACGTTTACTAATAATTTCTATTCTTGGATTAACAGTAGTAAGAACAATAATCTATTAGGATTAGATCATTTTACTAATCAAAAAATAATTGCTGGAACTATACAGGCATTTGATCACTGGTATTGGAAACATAAAGACAAGACTATAAGATTCTTTAAAGGCGAATTTATGTATCATCAGGCTGTTCTTAAAAACGGAGGAAACTTTGCTTTTATCGAAGACGGCATGTTAAAGGAAAATGATGCAGTAGTAATTAGTGTTCCGTTTTCAGATTGGGGCAAACAGCGTGATGATCTAGAGTACTATCTAACTAGTTGCAGTGCATTAAATATTCCAGTATTACTAGACTTTGCATATTATCCTTGTGCTAAAAATATTAATTTAGATGTATCAAAGTTTTCATGTATTGATACTATTGCATTTTCGATATCAAAAGCATTTAACGGAGCAGAGTTTTTAAGAGTTGGTATGCGGTTAGAAAAACAAGATAACGACGACGGCATTGATGTGTTCAACTCAGTTAAAATGCAGAATAGAATATCGCTAGGTATTGTAAATGAACTAATTAAAAACTTTTCAGTTGATTATAATTGGAACACTTATTCTAAAGAATATAAACAAGTATGTCAAGAACTAAATTTAAAAGAAACAGATTGTATAATGTTTGGTACTGGCAATAAAGAATGGAAACATATGAATCGAGGTACTAAGATTAACAGAGTATGCATATCAAATTTAATTGGAGGCGAACTTGCCAGTACAAAGTAATAATGATTGGGATCCATTAGAGGAAATTATAGTAGGCACTGCTGATAATTGTGTACATCCTACTATGAATAAAAGTACACACAGTTTTATGTATGGTGGCGAAAAGTATAACGACATAAAACAGTTTAATGGACAGCCGCAAGACAAATGGATTGTAGATGAAGCAAATGAAGATTTAGAAAAACTGTCAGAATGTCTTAAAGGCCTAGGCGTCAAAGTAATGCGTCCTGATAGTATAGATCATAACAAGAAGTTTAGCACACCGGAGTGGGAAACAACAGGTTGGTATACATTCTGTCCAAGAGATTTGTTGTTACCGTTAGATAATATGATTATTGAATGCCCAAGTCCAATGCGTTCAAGATACTTTGAAACAAGAGCCTACTACAAACATTTATACAAATGGATGCAAGAAGGCACACAGTGGATCAATGCTCCAAAGCCTATCCTAACAGATGACAACTATCAACTAGAAGACAGGCGTGATGCTACACTAGTAAACAAAGAGATTATTTTTGATGCACCAAACATTGTTCGTATGGGACGTGACTTGTTGTGCCAAGTGAGCAACAGTGGCAACCAACTAGGCTTTCAGTGGCTTAAGACTATCTTAGAACCCAAGGGATATCGTTTGCACGTTGCAGAGAAGTATTATAGCTTTGCACACTTTGATAGCACAGTACTACCACTACGCCCTGGATTGGTGCTGTTAAACGCAGGTAGATTGAGTGAAGACTGGTATCCGCCTATTTTCAAAGACTGGGATAAAATTTGGGTAGGTGAAGAAGACTTATATACACCGCCAGCGAACACAGGCATTGCTCCGTGTAGTCCGTATATTGGACTTAACTTTCTAAGCATAAACGAAGAACTAGTAATTGTAGATGAAAAACAAGAAGCACTAAGACGCATACTAGGTAAACATGGAATCGATACTATAGGATTACCATGTAGGCAATCTCGTAGTTTAAGCGGAGGATTTCACTGTCAAACACTAGATACCAAACGTAAAGGTTCTTTGCAGGATTATTTTTAATGAAGTGTAGTGCATTTTGGAATTATGTAAATGTACGTCCTGGTAATAGGGTCTACCCTTGTTGTAGATTCAAACAACCTGTTGCAACTTTTAAAGGTGACTTAGAACAAATAATAAATGGGCCAGAATATATTGAACTAAGAGAACGTAATACTACAGGTGACTATATACCCGAGTGCCAAAAGTGTTTTGACGAAGAAGCGTTAGGGCATAAAAGTTTGCGTATGAAATTAAATGAAGAATACACATTTGATACACCAGCAGTAAAGTTTTTAGAAATTGGAATGGACAACTTGTGTAATTTAGTTTGCGACGGATGCAATTCAGAATTTAGCTCAAGTTGGATTATTAAAGAAAAACAACTGTATGGCGCTCCATTAAATAAAAAGTTATCAATTGATGAAGTTGATAACATACCAGATACAATAGAAAAAATACTTTTCCTAGGGGGCGAACCTCTTATTACTGACAAGCACTTGTCTGTACTTAAATTACACCCTAACCCATCAAAGTGTCGTGTTATATACAATACTAATTGTAGTTATATGCCAAAACTACAATGGGAACAACAATGGAGTAAATTTAAGTCTGTACATTTTATTTTAAGTGTTGACGGAGTTGCAGAAATAAATGAAAAAGTACGAGGCGGAAGTGTATGGCAAGATACCTTAGACTTTATTGAGTACTGTAAATTAAATAATTATACATTTGAATTTAACACAGTATTACATCGAAATAATTGGTTTGATTTAACTAACCTTGTAAACTTTATGAACGAGTATAACGATTGGTATATTAACTTGTTAACATATCCAAAGAATTTAGCATTAAATACCTTATCGACTACAGAATTGCATACTTTTTTACAAAAAGCAGAGTCTTTGACATTCCCTAATAAAATATACATACTAAATTATGTAAAAGACATACTAAATAATAGACTATAGGAGATTACAATGAAAAATTGGATTAAAAATAGACTGGACGAAAGAACTTCTTGGGACGGCGCAATGCTTGTCGCAGTTGGAGTTATTGTTCTTATAGCAGGACCTTTTGCTAAATTAGCTGCATATGCCGCTATTGCGTACGGTGCCTGGACTATATGGAAGTCTGAATAATTATAACTTACTAATTGGTGTAGAACTACTAGCGGACATATTCCATTTCTGCTTTTGTTCTACGCCCTTTTTTTGAGCAAATTTCTTACTATCACAGTTCTTACATACGTGAAAGTAGGAATTACTTAATCTTTTAGGATCCATGCTTCCTCTAGTACGTTCAAACTCTGCATCACAATTGTCACAACGAAGTTGACAAATAGACTGTTCACGCTTGTAGGTGTGTTCCTTGCCGGTTTTTGATTTACGAACATGCCGGGTTTGCTTTTTAAATTCTCTTATAAACATAACTATATTTACATTAAGATTATAAAAAGCAACGATAAATAACAGTAAGGAAACAAAAAATATGACAGTTTGTACAATAACACCATTAGCGAACCAACAAATTAGCACGTTATGCAAGGAAAATGACTGCTATGCTATTACTTTAAACATTAAAGGCGGCGGCTGCGCAGGGTTTGAGTACGATTGGGGAACAGCACAAGTTGAAGATATCGAAGACGGTGACGAAATAATATCGTGTGACGAAGGTAACTTTGCTATTAGTAAGCATTCTGTTATGTTTTTAATTGGAACTGAAGTAGACTATGTGAAAAGTTTAGTAGGTTCTAATTTTGAAATACGAAATCCTAATGCACAGTCAGCATGTGGCTGTGGCGTTAGTGTAAATTTTAATATGGAAACAATTCCACTATAAGCTAGTTAACTGGAGCAAAGAATAAGATGGCAAAACAAGAAATTGATATTGGTGTAGAGGGCAATGACGGTACTGGTGATAGTATACGTGAATCGTTCCGTAAAGTAAATGAAAACTTTACAGAAGTTTATGCAGTATTTGGCGAAGGTGGACAGATTAGTTTCACAACACTTAGTGATACACCAGAAAATTTAATACCAAATACAATACCATTAGTAAATGACGGAGCAACGGGATTTGATCTTGCATCGTTTGCTAGTGATTCTGCATTAATAGCTGATTCTGTTGATAGTATTTTAATAAGCTACACTCCAAGTAGAGATAAAATTATCCTTCGAACAGCATTTAAGCAAGTTTCACAGGATCTTACTCCAACATTAGGCGGACCATTAGATGCTAGAGGTAACGAACCTGATAACATCACTGGTATTGCTTTAGGACCAAGCGGTGTTACACAAGACGCAGTTAATAATTTTAATACAGCACACAATACAGCCATTAGTATTGACGATCTTGTTATTAACAAAGGTTATGCTGATGCGAGATATATTGCTGGCGAATTGCCAATACGTATTACTGACGAGCCTGTCGACGAATCAATATACACTTTAACTATTTCTTCATATGCATCAGGAAACCTTGTTATTCCGTCACACGGATTTGATAGAACAGTTAACGGTATAGCATACCAATTCAATGCTGAAGACACTACTCCAACAGGTGTAACTAATAACCAAGTATATTATTTACGTTATGCTAGTGCTGACCAGCTAAGTTTACATAATACAAAAGAACAAGCTAAAGTACAAAGTCAAGCAGATGCTGAACTTAATAAAGTGTATGTTACAGGAATTATTGCTGCAGACGATACACATAAAATAGTTGACGCAGGGTACGATGCTTCCTTAGAAGGATTTTACTTATCTGATCAGGCAATGCCACGTAAGAGCATAGTAAGACGTCAAGGCGACGAAATGACTGGTCCTCTTATTTTACATGATAGTCCAGGGGAGTTATCAGGACTAACAAGTTCTAAACCAGAGTTACAGGCGGCTACAAAATTTTATGTTGACAATACATCCTATTCAGCAAAAGACAATCTATTTGTAAGTACACAAGGCGACGATTCAATGCGTGGCGTTCCGGCCGGCAAAGAAGGAACATCAAATAACTACGCATATCGTACTATTAACGCTGCGGCGGCACGTGCCGAAGAAATGATCCAAGCATCCGAAGCAGAGCCAGGTCCGTACTTTCAAACTATTACATCAGACAATGGTACTTCAAATTCTTTTGTAACTTCTGCAGATTTTAATAATCCGTTAGCGCAGTTTATACTTGCTAAAGATAAAATCCTAGCTAACAGGGAATTTATTATACGTGAAATAACAGCATTCTTAGAATTTAAATATCCTGACTTTGATTACAATGTAGATTTATGTGAAAGAGACTTAGGATTAATACTTGATAGTATTTCGTTTGATATTGCAAAAAGTTTTAGTGACTCTTTAACTAATGCTAACTCTTTAACTAGAAAAGCAGGTGAGCGTTATTATGCAAGTGCCTCAGGTCGTATTGCTATTACTAGACAAGTAGTTGAAACTGTTGATTCAGTTGAAGAAGCTGCAGACATTGTAGCAGCTGTATTACTAGATAGACCATTAAATCAATCATCAGTTAGTGATATTACTTCTGATAATATTGCAACAGTTACTACATCAAGCGGTCACGGACTAGTTGATAAAAATATTATTAAACTTACTACTGTAGCAGGAATGACTGAAGTTAATGATAACTTTTACTATGTAAAATATGTTGATGCTACGTCATTCGAATTATACACAAATAAAGAATTAACATTACCTGTTGATAGTACAGGCTTTACTTCATACGCATCAGGCGGTATTGTTGGACAAGTTTATCAAACAGATTCTAAACAAGTATTTGACGGCTTGCAAGCAACAGCACCAGCAAGAAATGGTGTTGCTGATAAGTTTACTCTTATCCAAGAAATTATGACAACTGGTATAAATGCAGGCCAGGTTACTAACTTTGGTAAAACATATTACGTTTATGTTGATCCAGGCTCGTTAAGTTCTACAGACCAAGCTAAAACTGGTAACAAAGATATTATTCCAGGAAAAGTGTTAGTTGGTAAAATATCAAAAGCACAAGGTAGAATTGTAAACTACTATACTAAAGATGATGTTGCTAACCCTGATGTTAGTGGCAATAATGATGTTATCGAAGTACATTTGTTAAAGCCAACTAACTTTATTGCTAAAGAAGATTTAGAATACGGAAACTTTGTTAACAAAAAACAAATTACTATCTTTGTAGAATCTGGTCAATATGAAGAAGACTATCCTATTAAAGTTGCAGCAAACGTATCAATTAAGGGTGACGAATTTAGACGAGTTATTGTTAAACCTAAAGATAGAATATCACAATCTAAATGGGCAGATACGTATATGTATCGTGACAGATATTTTGATGGTATTACTATTTCAGAAAAAGGTGCTAGATTCTATAACCAAACAGGAGAATTCCAAGGACACTTTGGTCGTCATTATTTAAATAATCCTGAGGCAGATCTAAACGTTGGTCTTCCAGTAACAAATGCTGGCGGGTATACTTCTGCCGCAGCTATTCTTAAAGAAAACAGAAAGTTTATACAAGAAGAAATTGTAAACTATGTAAACAATAATGTTAATGATATTTTATACGATAAAGTTCAATTCCAAACAGACTTAGAAGATATTCTTACAGCTATTACATATGATATAGTACAACAGACTACATACAACTCTGTATTACAAGGATTAAAATTCCAAAGAGATAAGAGTATCTATAAAGATACAACATTAAAAAATCTATGGGCAGGTGCATTAACTGAAGCAAAGAGTATTGTAGCAACATATGCAAATGTTGGTACGTTTGCAAATGCAAGTTTTGATGAAATTATAAACATCATTAATAACGGAAGTATGGACACTGATATTGGGGCTACTTTACCGATTACCTTTAGTGATTATCCTACTAGTAGTGCTAATAGTATAGCAGCTAAATTCCAACTACAACAGAACAAAGAATTTATTGCACAAGAAGCATTAGCATATTTAAAATCTATAACTCCTCGAAAATATTTAGATGAAGCAATCCGTATTAGAGATTATAGAAATATTGTTGACCTACTTACACATGATATACTATACGGCGGCAACTATGCAACTATTGAATTCTGTAAAGATTTATATATCGATGATGTTATTAGATTAGAGTTAACAACTAGACCAGAAACATTACAAACACTAACACATCTTAAAGATGTAGTTGAAGATATTATACTTGGTCAAGCAGTAACGGCAACAACTGGAAACGGACAATCACAAACTACAAGTGGAAGTGTAGCTTCGGCAACTGAAGTAGGACTATTAAATTCATATATTACCAAAATATTTGATATGATTAATAATGATAACTTACTTGCACTTGGTAATCAAAATCGTCCAACATTAGCAGGTGGAGATGCGTCAAGACTAAATGCTAAATCTAGTATTGATGGCAACGTTGGTGCATTGTTACCACAGATTATAACATTCAACGACGGTAGTCCTCAAACTGTACTTACTTTTAATAGTGCAAAATGTGCAAGAGATGTTGGATTAATTGTTGATGCACTTGTTGATGATTTAACTATTGGCGGTGACGAATTTGCTGTCGAAACACAAGGACAATATTTTGCAAGTTATGTACAGCAATACAACGCAGGCGGATTTAGCGGACAAGAAAATGCAACTAAATCAGCTATTACGCAAGTTGGTATAATAGCTGAAAGATTGTTTGACGGTGCATATGCTTCTAACTTGTTAGAACAAAATCCATCAGATGTTGACTATGTTGCTCCTGACTTTAAATACGGAACAGCAGAAAATGGTACTGACTTAGTTGTAGAGAACTTATTAGAAAAAATAAACTTTGCATTCAATAGATTGTATAATCCACCAAGACGCAACGACGAGATGGATGTGTTCATGATGAATGATGCAACTATTTTAAGAAATGTAACAGTACAAGGACACGGTGGCTTCTTACTAGTATTAGACCCTGATGGACAAATTCTAACTAAATCACCGTACATACAAACAGGTTCGTCCTTTAGTAAGAGTATTAACTCTAAAATATTCGGCGGTGGTATGTTTGTTGATGCATATACAGGTAACGTTCCTGTTTATGTTCCTGAAACAATTAATCCAGATGGACTTGGCAACGTTAGTGGTAAAACTAACAACTATGAAATTTGGGTACGTTCAGAAGAAGGTCAAGGATTGTTTATTAGACAACCTCAACTACCATGTCCATTTTATGTAGAAGGTAGACGTTTCCAAGTTAACGCAATATCTGATTACAGTCAATCAAATGGTTGGTGTAAAATATATCTTGATAAAACTTCAAATGAAGGTGCAGGATACGACGAAAACTTATTTGATGAAAATCCAGGAGAAATATCAAGAACAATTTACCTACAAACAGCTGGTAACAGAAGTATGCTTGGTAACGACTTTACACAAATTAACGATTTAGGATACGGACTTGTAACTAACAACGGTGCGTTCTCAGAGATGGTTAGTATGTTTACATACTACTGTCAAGCTGCATACTATGCTAAGAACGGTTCAGAGATTAGATCACTTAATGGTTCGAATGGTTATGGTAACTTTGGTTTAGTTTCTGAAGGTGCTGATCCAAACGAGATTCCAGATCAAGTTACTTACGGTACAGATATGACGCAACCAGGTAAGTCTTATGTATATACAGTCGCTGGATCACCAACTAACGAAATAACTGATACTGGAATTTATGTAACAGACCTTAAGTTTCCTCCAGCACCAAACTCAATTATACAAATTGATCACGGCACACAAACTATTGACGGTATCGCAGTACCAGTAGGAGTTAAACGCTACAGAATTAGTGCAGTATCAAAAATACTTGGAGAATCTGGAACTGGCGGCGTTTACAGCGATGATGTTTATCGACTACAGATTGAAGGTAAACCGGCTGGTGAAAACGGAGACTTTTTCTCCGCACTCCAAGGTACAGTATCAGCTGGTGACTTTATTGAAATTAGATATTCTGAAACACACTTATTTGACAAAGTAAGAAACAAAAACGGTATTGTTGAACGCCCAAGTACAGCCATTAACTTTGATGAAACAGATGATATTACATATCGCTCTGTATCCTTTAGCGGAGTTAATAACTATGGTGATGACTTAGGTGATGCATCGGTACAAACTACATTTAATATTCCATACGATCATATTGAACTACCAGTTGACTTTGCTAATGTAGGTAGTAACAACGGTAATACTATAGGTGACTTTAATATTGCTATACGTACAGATGATGCCATTGTTGGCGAAGTTGACGCAACTGAGTTAGCACGATTAACAAGAGATATTTACGGTAATCAAAACCCTGCAACATCAAATCCTAATGCATATAACTTAATTGCTAACAATCTAAGATTTGTACAAGAAGAAGTTGTTGCATGGATTAATGCTAATAATATTGTAACTGGCTCTTATAATCAGCGTAAATGTTATAGAGACGTTGGCTTAATTGTCCGTGGTATTGCAATGGATTTAAAATATGGCGGTAATGCAAGTACAGTACAAAATGCAAACAAGTATTATGTAGGTGCAGTACTACAGTTACCAGCAAACCAAGATTCGGAAACAGTACAAGCAATTGACAAAGCAAAAGAAATACTAACACAGTATATCTTGACAAAGGCTTCATGGACTGCTATTAATTCAAACGGTGTTACACAAAGCACTAGTGGTAGTAATGCAGAATCAGGAACAGCTACAACTGCTGGAACACTTATGGATATTGTAGCAGACGGAATTGAAACTGGTCCTCAAACAATACCTAATGGTAGTAGTGTAACAGGTTATGCAGGTGGTATGATTTTTGCATACGCAGGTAGAACACACCAAATTGTTGGTATTACAGATAACGGAGGCGGATCTTCTACATTATTAATTGACGAAATGCCAGTAACTGACCTTACGTCAGGTGGTACAGGTATAGCTAGTGCATTTACTGAAGACAGAACATTATTTGCAGGGTTGCCAGTTGATAGTACAGGTGAAATTACAGTTAGTATTTCATTATGTCGTGCAACAGGACATGACTTTACACAAATTGGTACAGGATCATTTAACGATTCAAACTATCCAAATGTTATTTTAGGTGATCCAGTTGACGGATTAAACTTTGCACCGTATTACAGTGACTCACCTACAGCAACCTCAGCTCAAGTTTGGGAAAGACGTAAAGGACGAGTGTTCTGGATGAGTACAGACCAATACGGTTTCTTCCGTGTAGGACAATTCTTTGCAGTTGACCAAGCACAAGGTTCAATTAGTTTCTCAGGTGAAATTGGTATTACAGGTGCTACTGAGTTAGGCTTTAAGAAAGGTGTATCAGTTGATGAGTTCTCAATTGATGACACAATGGCTGACGAGTCTGATACAGCAGTTCCAGTAGAAAAGGCTGTTGTAGGATATATTAACAAACGATTAGGTAGAGACAAAAACGATGCTCCAGTGTCAAACACCATTGGTCCAAAATTTGTAACTTCCTCAGGGTCAGTTGCTATGGAAGCTGACTTACAGATGGGTAGTAACAAAATTGAAAACGTTGGTACTCCAACAAGTGGTTCAGATGTAGCTACTAAAGGTTATGTTGATGCCGGTGTGTTAGGACAAGACAATTGGGACGTATTACGTGAAAGTAGTAAGAACGATATTGCAGTTGGTGACTTGCTTGCATATACAGGACTTAGAAAAGTATTAATTAGTGTTCCTGATGATGCTTCAGGATTTGATACTTTTGTAGTAGGAGATACTATTGAAAATTCAAGTAACACTACAACTGCTATTATTAAAGATATTGTACAAACAACAGACAATGTTGTAGGTGAAAATGAGCCTGGAAACAATATTTGGATAATCACATATCAACTAACATCTGGACCAGATTTTGGACTTGAACAACTTGAAGGAACCGGCGGTAAAGCAGATGTAAGTGCAACAGTGTTGCGTGGACCATTTGACGAAATTGGTAATGCTTCAAATAGTAATGATAGTGATGTATCATTTGCACTTACTCGAGATCCAAATACCTTAAACGGATCACTTGCAGGATCAATTGCAGAATACGACATTCAATTGAGAGCAGGTGTTGTTGAAAACGCTGATGTTAATGCTTCAGCAAGTATTGTACAAAGTAAATTACTACTTGAAAGAGCAAGCGTACTTGATAGTAGTGCAACTTTACTTGGATCACAAGGCGATGCGATAGGGCAATCATCTAGAGGAATTGCAGCATTTGATGCTAATCACTTTACTGAAGAATATGAGCTTACAGTAAGTGGCAACGTTACTTTACAAGCAGGAGATTATGTATATCAAGGTGCATTATTTGGCGAAGTAGTTAGTAATGTTACTGCAAGTGTACTTGTTAAAATTAGAACAAACGATAAGTTTATATCGAGCTCAGTAATATTACAAAAAACAGTATTTACAGACGGACAAGAAGGTCCACTTACATCGTTAGGTGTGCAGTGTTCATCAGTTAAAGTATCAGGCTTTATTGGCCTGTTGCCTAGATCAATAACTTTAACTGATTTAGCACCAATAACTACTGATACAGTAATTGGTAGATCATTAGCTGGTAACGGTGATGCATCATTAATACCATTTACAGATATAGTTAAACAAGGTGATGGAGTTGAAGATAACGACTTTACTGATAGTACTATTGTTGAAACTTCAGGACAAAAACTTAACTTTGCGACTGAAGTAACAGTAACTAACGGTGAAACAATTACCCAAGGCAATGTTCAAGGTACTGTACAAGGTACAGTGTTTAGTGAAACTTCATTTTATGTTATTGATGCTATTAATGTAAACAACAGTAACCCTGCTAACTTTTCAAACGGTGCTGTAACAGGCAGTGTAAACGGAGCAATTGGTAACGTAACATCTGTTAATACAAACATAACCTTGCTTGGTGAAGCAATGGTTAAGCTAGACGATGGTGTATACGGAAGTGTGCCAATTAGTATAGGTAATGCTAATAATAGTATTGCAAGAAGAACATCAACTGGTGGACTACAAGTAGAATCACTTATATTAGGTGGATCAAGTACAAACACTGTGCTTTCTGAAAGTGGAGGCACATTAACGTTCTCAACACTAACTGGTGGTAAGATTTTATCATCAAGTGGCGCAACGGCTCCAACTATAGACACAGGTGGTAGAGTAAGAGTTGGCAACACAGCTATTACACCAACCAATAGTGATTTTTATGATAATACTATTTACGGCGCTGGTGGTGCATCTGAAGAACAATCTGCACTTGCAGCACGATGGATTTACACATCATTCATTGAAGCCGGCGAAGAAAAAGGTGCTGCTTCAACTGGTATATCAATTGGTGCAGGAACTGGATTTGATAATTCTGCAGCTGACGTAATATCATTAATTACAAGTGGTGTAGAACAATTAATAGTATCGTCGAGTACAATGACTGTTAACAATGCAATGACAGTTACCGGAGAACTAAACGTAAGTGGCGGAAGTTTAATTGAAACTATTGGTGGCGACATTAGAGTTAGAAATAGTGCAGACAGTGCTAACTTGTTTAATGTGTCTGGATCAAATGGTAATACAACCGTTGCAGGTACACTAGGTGTTACTAGTTCAATTAGTACAAACACTAGTTTAAGTGTTGGAACCAGCGCAACATTTGGCGGCGGGTATGGCAGCACAGGTGTTACAATTAGTAGTGCAGGTGCTATTAGTGCAAACAGTAATATTATTACTGGCGGTAACTTAACAGTTGACGGTACTACTACACTAAAAGGCAATATGGACTTTGGTAATGCTTCAACAGACACATTAACATTTAATTGTAGAGTTGATAGTGCAATTATTCCAACAGGTACACGAAACTTAGGTAGTTCAACAAATGCATGGAGTACAGTGTACGGTGGCACATTTAGTGGTACAGCAACTACAGCAAAATACGCTGACTTAGCAGAGAATTACTTAGGTGATGCAGACTACGAACCGGGTACAGTTATTGTATTAGGCGGTGATGCAGAAGTTACTACAACTAATAAAAAAGGTGACACAAGAGTTGCTGGGGTTGTTACAACTAATCCAGCACACTTAATGAATAGTGAGCTAGAAGGTGATTATATAACTGGTGTTGCACTAGCAGGTCGTGTTCCGTGTAAAGTAATTGGAACGGTTGCTAAAGGCGACATACTTGTATCAAGTGCAATTCCAGGGTATGCAATGGTAGATAATAATCCATCATACGGTACTATAATTGGTAAGGCAGTAGCATCTAAAGACGACAGTGAAAGAGGGTTTGTTGAAGTATTAGTAGGCAAATCATAATTACGATAAATACATAAAATAGGATTACATCAAAAATGGCAAATAAATTTCCTTTAGTTTATGATACAACTGGTAAAAGTTTACAGGAACTAAGTACCACGGACAACTTAGACTTAACTGGCAGTAGTATAGTAAATGCAGTTAATATGACTGCAACAGGATCAGTAAGTGCTGGTAGTGTTGTAGCAGGATCATTAACAGTTGGAGGACAGGCACTAGGAACAGTAGCTACGTCAAATAACTATAATGACTTAACTAATAGACCTGCTTTATTCAGCGGTGATTACAATGACTTGACAAATTTGCCAAGCAGTGTTTCGAGTAACTGGGCAGACATTACTGGTAAGCCAGTAATAGCAACTAGTTTAAGTCAGCTAACAAATGATACAAATTTTGTTACTAATGCACAGATTAATATTATACCAGGACAAGTTACTGGATTAGCAACAATTGCTACTACAGGAGCATTTAGCGATTTAACTGGTGTACCAAACTATGTTACTAATGAACAAATTAACGGCGGAACATTAACTGTTGAAGTTAGCAACACTGGTGATTTGCAAGGTAGTGTGTTTGCTGATGACAGTTCATTGATGCTGGATCATTTAAATAACAGATTATTTTCTAATAAAGTAAACACCGACATACTTACAGTTAATGGGATTTTATCAACTGACAATTTATCTATTAATGCTGAAACACAGTTATCTATACAAACAGACACATATATAGCTATACAGTCAACTAGTTTTAATTTACTTAACACAGTATCAGGTACAACTATATACGATGTAGACGAATTACGTTTTCAAGGAGATGTTAACTTTGGGTTAGCAACTGTTACAGGATTAACACTTAATCAAGTTACAGGTGATTTAACTGGTAGTGTGTTTGCTGACGATAGTTCAGTTATTGTTGACGGTATAAACAGATCTGTAACTGCAGATAAAGTTAATACTAATGAATTGAATTCAGTATTAATAAAAGGTAACTTACAAAATAGCGTACCTGGACAGGTAGTATCAATAACCGGTGATGCAGGAATTACGCTGTTGCCAGCAGGCCCGTTAAATGTACCAAATGCAACTAGTATACAACTAGCAGGCACACAAGGTATTACGATTTCGGCTACTAACGATTTAGCACTTAGTACTAGTTCAGGAAATATTACATTCTCAGGACCAGTTGACTTTACAGCATCAACAGTTACAGGACTTAGTGTTGAAGGTAACTTTGTTGGTAGTGTTTTCGGCGATGATAGTACACCATTAGTTGATGGCATCAATAATAAAATTACAGGTAAGATTGACTCAACTGAAGCAATAGTTAATCAAGGTAACTATAGTCTTACAGTTAATTCAACTGGTGCAAAATTACAAAGAACCAGTGGAGCAGGTGGAGGACTTGTAGTAACTAATGCTAGTGGTGTAGTATTAGGAGGCGAAGCACCTGTTGAAATATCAACAGCAGGTGATGCTATTGTAATTGGTAACGGAAGTTCAGGCAACATTACAATAGGTAATGGTACCAATACTATTACAGTTACAAATAGTACAACATTAGACTTATCGGACTTAACTAGCATTTCATTTAGTAATTCAACAATTTCAGGATTACTAAGTCCTAGTATTTCTTATACACCAGATGATAATACTGACTGGGAGGGAACTCCGCCCGATAATGTACAAGACGCTATCGATAGACTAGTTGCATGGATAACAGACTTTAAAAACAATGATAGTACAGATCCTAACAGACCTGCACCATAACGGAGACATAAATGGCCATTGAATATATTAATACAGGAACAATAGCAAACGACGGCACAGGCGATGCACTTCGTGAGGCTTTTATTAAAGTAAATGATAACTTTGAAGAACTTGACTTACGAGTAATTGAAACAACACAATTTGAAAATGTTGGGTCAGTTGGACAAGGAGTTTTTGCCGGGAAAGATGATAATACTGCACAATTTAAAAAATTAATAGCAGGTACAAATGTTACATTAACTCCAACAGCAACTACACTAACATTCGATGTTGACAATGCTCTTGAACAACTTCTAATGATAAGTGATAATGGTAGCTTAACTGTAGCACCGGGGCAAAGTGTAAACTTTAATGGTGGTAACGGATTAACCACATCAATTGCTTCACAAACACTTACTATAGATCTTGATACAAGTAATATTGTTTCAAGAGATAGTAGCCCAACACTAACTGCTAATTTAAATGCTAATGGCAATGATATTACTAATGCTGGTACAATTACTGCTAACACTGTTTCAGGCGCATTTCAAGGTCTAGTTTATGGATTTGACATAAGAGAATTTGGACCGTACCTTTCAGGATTTGATTTTGGCGGAGTGCGTAATACTTACGGAAGCGCACTTGATTTTATTGTTAGAAATACAGATATTGATTTAGGACCAATTGATCCTGAAAGAACTGATTTAACAATTGACTTAGGCTTCTTACCATCTGTATAACTAATACGATAAATATGTTATAGAAGGAATGATCTATGGCATTATGGACAACTGGTACAAATAAACTACTTGCTACTGTTACAGAAGAACAGACGATTTCACTATCTCTGCCAGTAACAGCAGGCTCAACTATCTCATTAATTAGTGGCACATTGCCACCTGGCGTTAAGATAAATGATATAACACTTATCGGTACACCAAGAGAGGTATCTCGTGTAACTGATTTTAGATTTGTGTTAAGAGCATCTCTAAATAATCAAATTGACGATAGGACATTTACTATAAAAGTTGAAGGTCCTGATACACCAACATGGTCTACACCAGCAGGTGAACTTCCAATTGGTAATAATGATACCTATTACATTTTAGACAGTAGCCCAATAGACTTCCAATTAATAGCAACCGATGACGATACACAAGCAGGACAATCTCTTACATACTTTATGAAAGAAGGTGACGGAGTATTGCCGCCAGGCACTACACTTACTACTGATGGCAGAATTATAGGCATTGTTGATCCGTTACTTGCAATAGAACGTGGAGAGATTTATGCAAGTGGATACTATGATACAAGCCCTTATGATTTACAATCAGGTGGATACGATTTTGGGATTAGAAGTTCAAACGGATTTGATAGCTTCTTTTATGATACAACTGTTTGGGACTTTAGTTATACTGAAAAGGCTCCAAACAAATTAAACAGATATTACCAATTTACAGTAAATGTTACAGACGGTGATATTGTTGCACGAAGAACATTTAAAATATTTGTAGTCGGCGATGATTTCTTCCGTGCTGATAATACTGTTTTACAAGTAGGTAGTGGAACATTTACAGCTGACAATACTAATTTAAGAACTCCAATATGGATAACTCCAGGCAACTTAGGTATCAAACGTGCTAACAATTATATTACACTACAGTTAGATATTATTGATACTAACACACAAGTTGGATTTGTAAATTATAGTCTTGAAGATACTAATCCTGGCACATATCGATTAAAAGCAACAGGCGAAATTATTTACAATGGAAAATACGAAGTTAGTGGTACACTACCTAAGTTTGTAGATAGTGGACGTGGGCCTGATAGCTTTATTGGTATTGTTCCATCTCCAGTACAGCCTAGTGAATGGGAAGTACTAGTTCCAGAAACAGTAAGTACTTTACCAAAAGGTTTAGAACTTGATACGTCAAATGGTGAAATTGCTGGACGAGTACCATATCAAGCAGAAGTAACAATTGATTATAAATTTACAATAAAGGCAACACGTTTTACACCAGATGAACCTGATATTAATGTTAGTACTGTTAAAGTATTTAATATTAAGTTACTAGGTGAAATTAATTCTGAAACTACATGGACAACGCTTCCAGACTTAGGCACGCTTAATTCAAATTCGATTAGTGTTTTACGTGTTGAAGCAAATACTACAGTTCCAAACGCACAAGTGTTATATAGTTTAAAATCAGGCAAGTTACCTCCAGGGTTAGAACTAACATACGACGGAGAAATTGTTGGCAGAGTTAACGCTTATGGTCAAAATGTTTACAAAAGTTTATGGAGAGGTTCTCGTGAATATACCGCAGGAGATATTGTAAGAGTTGACGATACTTATTACAAAACTGCTAGTAATCATACTAGTAGTTCAAGTGGAATATTTGCAAATGATGTAGCATACTGGATTGAATTTAATTATACTCGCTTAGGACTAACAACTATTGACAGTGATTCAACATCATTAGATTTACCCCAAACAACTATTGATAGACAATATAACTTTATTATTAATGCTGAGGATCAATACAAATATAGTATTGCAGAACAACAATTTAGTATCACAGTAACAGATCCAGAAGTTATAAAATATAGTAATATCTATCTTAAGCCTTTCCTTAACGAAACAACAAGACGTACATTTAACGATTTCCTATCTGACCCAGAAGTTTTCATTACAGAAAATATTTACAGACCTGGAGATCCAAACTTTGGCATACAAACAGATATTAAAATACCATTGTATTACGGAATTGAATCTCGCAGTCTTGCTGAGTTTACAAGTAAAATGGCAACTAACCATAAAAGAAAACAATATAAGATTGGTGAATTAAAAACAGCTCAGGCTAAAAAAGAAGGTACTAATACTACTTTATATGAAGTAATTTATGTACAAGTTATAGATTCGCAAGATGTCTCAGTTGGACGGACACGTAAGTCGTTTAATATAAAGACTAATCAAAAAATTACAGTTGATAGCGTAAACTACGATGCAAAGGATATGTTCTACGATTATGATACTAAGCCATCATTTACTATACTAACACGTAGTGGCCCGTTATCGGTGCAACTAGGCGAAGACTTTAGTGTAGTTACTCGAGGTGACGGAACATATAATTTAAATTGGACATTAGGTATAGAAGTAGATGGTAGAACTGAAGACAATCTTTTAAAAATAATAGAAGGACTCGGTAATACGTATCAAAGACGTCCTGACTTTGAAAACACAATAAAAGTAGATAGTGATGCAATATCAGTATCACAAAATAATGATAGTTTAAGATACATTAGCAACTTAAACAATATGAGGGACAACATAAGATCAGTAGGACAAACAAACAGATCATTTGTTCCGTTATGGATGCGTAGTCAACAAGAAGGAAGTGTAAATGAATTAGGTTACACACCTGCTTTAGTACTATGTTACTGTAAGCCAGGCAAGTCTGCATTAATTAAAGCTGCAATTGAAGCAAATGGCTTTGACTTTAAAATATTCAACTTAGATGTTGATAGATATATAATTGATAGTACAGATATAAGTAGCCAAGATAGTTACTTAGTATTCCAAAACTATCGATTCAATACGTAACCCTGATAAATAAGTGTAGGAGAACACACTATGGCAACTAGCGACAATATTACACCAGAAAACATTGATGAAACATACCCAATTGCAGGTCAGGATAATGACTCGCAAGGATTTCGTGATAACTTTGCGACAATACAATCAAGTTTAAGTGCATCAAAGACAGCAATAAAAGACATTGAAGCAAAAGGTATATTTAAAACTGCACTTGCTGACGGATCATTAGATAATGACTTGCAAGGTAATACTATTACTAATGGAGTACTAAAAGGTGTAGCATCGGAACATTTTAATACAGGTAACATTATACAAAATGCTGAAGCTAACATATTATGGACTACAGCAGAATATCATGATATTACAATGGCAAATCCAAGTTCAGTACGTTTGAGCTTAGGCGGCTGGCCTGCTGCAGGAACTTATGGTAGAATGCGTCTTGCTATTAGAAGTAATAATGGTTCAGAAAGAACTATAACTTTTGAAGCAGCTAATGCTGGAACACTCCGAGTAAACTCAACAAACTGGACAAGTGCGTTAAGTGGCGGCGACTTTATAGTCACTAGTGCAACAAGTCCTAAAATTGTAGATGTATGGACTGTTGATGGCGGTATTACAGTGTTTATGGAATACGCCGGAGAGTACACTATTTTATCGTAATGTTTAATCCATTAGTAGATAATTTTAATCAACTAAATGATAGCGAAGTAGAAGATAAACTTACTGAGCTGGCACGAAAATATTGGATGACACGAAATCCTGAAGTTCAACAGCAAATAACAGTCTTGATGGACATGTATAAAATTGAACTTACAACACGCAGAGCTATTCAGCAACAAAAACAAAAAGATCAAGATAACGGCGAAAATTCTCTTGACAATCTGATAAACATCAGTTAAAATACAAGTATGCTTATGAAAACTGACTCTCTCGGTATCCCGCGATTTACAAATAAAGACTTAGTTGATATGATCTATTCAGGTCATGTTGACAAGTGTCATGTAGTGTTGTGCGATGCAGACGATGATGTAGATAAATTTAACAAGGCTTGTGAAGAGCAAGGCTTTGATAAACTACAAAAATATATTCCATTAGATGTAGATCAACAAACTTTTGACGGTGTATGTCAAAGTGAATGGTTTATGCCTGATGAATACAAAGACATCAATGTATATGAATATGTACTAGGCAAAGCAAAAACACCCTGCCCACAACACGTACAAGATCGTATATGGGAAGAAATGGAAGCATATGGCGAACGTGATATGCATAATCTATTACGCTATATGATTTATCTTGTAGACTTTATGCGTGAG